GGATTGGGCAGGCAATCACGCAACTGCGCACCTGGTTCGCCTCGATCTGGACGGGCATCGCGCAGGGCTTCCAGACCTGGGTGATTATCCCCATCCAGACGGCTTGGGGCATTTTTTCCCAGTGGTTCAGGGAAACGGCCGCGAGCCTGGGAAATGCCTTCATTCAAATGTGGGATGGCGTATCGCAGGCCTTCAACAACTACGTGGTGCAGCCGGTGCAGCAGGGCTGGAGGGCACTGGCGCAATTCGTGAGCCAGGGGGTGAGTAGCTTGCGGGATGCGCTAGCTGGAGCGTGGAATGGTGTGGCGGCTGGATTTAACAGCTACGTTGTGCAGCCGTTGCAGCAGGGCTGGGGTGGCGTGCTGCGTTGGATGCAAACAGCCGCCACGACTGCCGCAAGTGGTGTGGCTTTGGCGTTCTCCGGTGTCGCCAGGTTTATTAGTTCCAACATGATCAGGCCGCTGCAGCAGGCTTTCCAAAACTTGGTGCAGTGGATTCAGGGCACCATTTCAAGACTTCTGAGCTATCTCAATGGAGTGATGGCCCGAATTCGTTCGGTCATGTCTGGAGGCGGTGGTGGTGGAACGACGACCGGCGGCAAGCGGGTGGTGCCGCGCATGTACGCCCGCGGCGGCCACGTGAGCGGACCGACGCTGGCCTGGGTTGGAGAGGGCAAGGATCCAGGCGGGGAGTACCTCATCCCTGGCTCCAAGATGTATGAGGCATCGATGCGGTTCCTTTCTGGTGCTCGGGGGGCTTCGGTGATTCCGGGGTTTGCCAAGGGCGGGTATGTGGGTGCGCGCTCGGCGGTAGTGAAGACGCCCGGGTTTGCGAAAGGCGGATTTGCAACTGGGCCAGGTCGTTCTGGCAATCCAATGCAGATGCTCATCGATCGGCGCGGCAGGGAAGCTCAGCTGATCCAGATCAATGATGGGCCAATCAATATCACCACGGGCCCGGTGCTTGAGTTCAACGGGCAGCGCTACGTAACGCTTGAAGACCTGCAACGTGTGGCCCGTGACGTGAAACGCCAGACCCTGGGCGAGATCCGCACCGCGGCGGGACGGCGTGCGACAGGACGATGACAAGCCGCTGCCTCACGCTTGTGATTTTCGATGAGCAGGCTTTGGTGAAAGCTGCCTTTCAAAACTACTGGTTTGGGCGGGTCACAATCTTTGGGCAGGACTGCGACTGGTTGCAGTTTGATGCCTCCGGCATTTTCCGCGGCCACGTGAGCGGCCAAGGCGCCACCACGCTGGAGCTGCCGGCGACGCCAGCCATCTGGACGCTCTGCCTGCAGGCCCTGGCCTCCGCCGGGCGATGGATGGCCAAGCTGCAGCTGTATGAGTTCGAGGGCGGTGATTCCCTTCCTCCCAACAGCATGCGCCTGATCGGCACCACCCGGGGGCAGATTGTGAATGCCTCCAACGAGCCGATCACTACCCTCCGCTTGGAGCTCGGGACTTCCCTCTCACCCGTCGGCGCCATGGTGCCCTGGCGCACGGCGACCTCAAGGCTGATCGGGCCGGGGATGAAAGCATGACGAGCGACAGCCTGAACCTCCTGGCGTATCAAAGCGGCATGGTGGCCACTCCGCTGCAGGAACAAGCGGCCTCCGCTGCTCGGGACCTGTGCACGGAGCAGCAGCTGATGCGCATTGGTGACCCGTTGCCGCTGGTGTTCTGCCGGAGGGTTGGCGATGTGGGCGGTGTGCTGGTGTCGCCACCAGCAACAGAGGCCCGCTTTGCCAACTCAGCCACCAACGTTCTCACCGCCTCCTGGCATCTTGTGGTGAGCGAGGGGCCCATCACACCGATTCAGGCGCGGGATGTGTTCCAGTGCGCCTGCAGAGTGGGCACCTCCACGCAGGCGTTTGGCCGGCGCGCTGGCAACTGGAGCCCTGGGAATGTGACCGTGGACCGCGGCGGCACCTACACCCGATGGGAGGTGCCACGTTTCTGCGGCGCTGCTGGCAGGTTTAACAACCTGCACACCCTTTCCTTCGTCAACACCTTCCAGGACGGCGAGGACTGGAACCGACAGGTTCACGCCTTCATCAGGGGCGGCCGGCATGTGACCCGCCTGGTGGATGGGGTGACAGGGCCATCCAACAACGTGGTGGACCTCTACCTGCTCCTCCTGCGGAAGGTGGAGCGCATCCCAGAGAACCTGATCGACATCAACAACCTGCGGCACGCGGCGCGGTTCACCGAAGCGCTGGGCATGCGGTTTGATGGCAACTTCTCCGGCGAGGCAACAGGCAACCTCGACGACTGGCGGGAGAACGTGCTCAAGCCGTATTTCCTGCTCCAGGCCACGCGGATCAACGGCAGGGAAGGCCTGATGCCACTGCTGCCCACTAACTTGGATGGGAGCATCTACACCGGGGTGGTGGGTCCCCACGCGACGCTCACCGAGCTGGACCTGGATCTGAGCACCTGGGATCTGCAGTTTCTCAGCTTGGCAGATCGGCGACCTATCCGTGCCCAGATGATGTGGCGCCAGCAGAGCGACGGCATCGACTCTATTGTGCGGACCACAGAGGTGCGCTTTCGGCCGCCGTTCGACGCACCAGACGGCCCCTTTGAGCAGCACGACCTCTCGGCATTTGCCTGCAGTGAGCGGCACATTGCAAAGGTGGGCGCCTATGCGGTGGCCCATCGCGCACTGGTGACCCACACCCTGAAGGTGGACGCCATACCAGGGGATTACAACAGCACGGTGGGCGATGGGATGATCGTGCGGGTGAAGGTGCCCCGGGCCGTGGATGGCCAGATCGCCTCAACCCACGACTATCTCTACAGGGTCGTAAGCATTGAGAAAGATCTGGACGGTACCACCACTTTCAACCTGGTGCATTTCCCGCTCAATGCCGAGGGCCGCAGCGCGGTGGCGATGGCTGTGCTGAGCGCAAACCCATCTGGGCTGGTGTTGCCGATCGCCAAGACGGGCCCGGTGTGCGACGTGAACGACAGCACGGATACCACAGACCTGCCGGATGATTCCTTTGGAGATGATTACTGGGATCTGCCGGGGGATGACATGTTTGATGTGGAGATTGGTAAACCGGATATGCCTAGCTTCCCAGGCCTGCCTGACCTGCCTGACCTGCCAGGCCTGCCTGACCTGCCTGACCTGCCTGGGCAGCCTGGGCTAACTGGGCTGCCTGGGCTGCCTGGGCTGCCTGACCTGCCTGGGCTGCCTGATCCGCCAGGGCCTGGTGATTCATCGGGCGCGCCTTCGGATGATCCGCCTGTAGACAAGCCTAACGAGGATCATCCGAATCCAGACAAAGAGCCACCAGGGCAGCCGGCACCGGCGCTCCCCGGGTCTGGTATTGCGTGGCTCCCCGAAACCTGGAGCCAGGAAAATGTAACTGTGGTGGTGAAATATCGTGGTGTGAGCGCGGGGAGCCCCGGAGCTTGGTGCGACCCAGAAAGAGAGGCGGCCAGCCCAGCCTCGGCACAAAAAGCTCTTGGATTCAGCCAAGCAAGCGGAATTTTAACGTTGACTGCTCAAGGTGTTGGCATTGCGATTAACAAAGACGGCCTTTCTTCTAGTTACAGTTACTCGTGCGGAGAGTCCATCCCTGGGCAAAAACCTGAATACAAAATCATCGGCTTCAGTATTGTCGGGGTCTTTAATGAGAAAACTGCTTTCGGAACACCTATAAAAGTGCTTAAGGCGACAGGTGGCGTAAGCAATGGTTATCTTACTGGATCATACACTGGGAAGCCGGATTACTCGATGTCAGCTTACAATGCCTTTGACATTCTTGAAGTCAGAATAGATGGAAAATATGTAGAGCCGCCACCGCTGTACACACCGTGACGAGCTTTTTCTTTCCCTCATTAGCCCCAAGCGAACATCCGACCATCACGGCCGGGCGCTTTCCCCATGTGGCGAAGCGCAGCACCGGTGGCCGCAGCAGCAGGATCCGGCTCGGCAATGTCCAGCTCGGTGCGGAGATCCAGTTGCCCTACACCAACATCGACACGGGGACCCTACTGCAGCTCAAGGCCCACTGGGAGTTTGTCCGGGGCACCACCCTCGACTTTGCCCTGCCCGCTAATCTCTTCCCCTCGATGGATGCCGGCACCCGGGCACGGCTAATGGCGACGGCCTGGCGGTTCAAGAAGCCGCCCAGGGTGAAGGACATCTGTGGTGGTCGGCCTTACTTCTTGCTTCACACCGTGGAGATCACTCTGATTGCCCAACCGCGTCGCGTGCTCTCGCCTGTGCAGCAGGATGCACCAGAGCTCTCCTTGCCTGTGGTGCCCAAGACCGCACCAGGCGCAGCCTTGGCCGTGACCAGCACCTGGC